AGCAAACCACCTGGGATAATCACGCCCGACTGTTTAGATTTTGACAAGATAACTTTCTTTATTGAACGTTTTCTTTGAAAGACACCCATTCTCTGTAAAAATATAACTAAAAACAAAATAAAAAATAAATAATAATTAAAAAACAACATAAAAATTTTTGGGCCCTTGTTGGGCCATACGGTATACCATGAATTTATTCATTGGGTCTCACGGAGAGACATGGACCTTCTTCAGACATAGAATAGTAGAAATTATTAACATACTTTGTATGTGAACATTTTTGTAAATAAAACTGCTTGAGTGGCTTGAATGCACTCATTCTGATTAAGGATTGCTTAATTGCATAATCAAAATTAATAAAGTTCAAAACTTTATTTCTCTGGTATTGGTACACCAGTTTTGCACATTGCGTCCGGTCGGCGGGGATCGCCGATAACGTGGGTACTGCGGATAGGACAGCCAATTAAAAATCGTAAAGATTTTTGACGTCTCTTGTAACGATAGCAAGAACCCAGCAGGAGTATGTAGCCTGCAACCCCCCTTTGAGCGCATTTGCGCCAGCCTCCATGCATTTTCTTTTTTCTATACCATTATGGATGGAATTAACGAAAAACAACCGGTCACATTGTGGCCCCCTATGAGAGCTCCTAGCGAAGAGGAGTGTCCTTCGGAATTAGAGAATCCGAAGACTGTACGTAGATACGATTTCACTCGTAAGCGTACCAATAAACACAAACACAAAAAACATAAATCTCTGAAACCTAAAATCAAACCTCACAGTGCCGAACCTAGCAAAGGTGAGTCTATCTTCAGAGACCATATCGAATCCACATTAGAAAACTTAGATGTTGCTACACTAACGCATCTATTGGAAACTCTTGTTGGATCACAGCTTCTATGGAATAAAGATAGTAAAATCCTGAAAATTCTTTTCGTTGTTCTTGAATACGGAAAGTTACGTTTAGGTTCATCTTTTTGTACTGCCTTGTACGCTTATATGAAGAATTCTGAATCCTCTTTTGCCTTTTTGGAAAATTGGAATTTAGCTGACTTCATTGCTTTTCTCAAATCTGCCGTCATGGATTGGACTTCTTTTAAGAGTCATCCAGGATTCAAATCCCTGTTTTCATTGTTCACTTACATTGTTACACTCGGATTTGTTTCTCCCGACACGGTTAATATTGATTTTGGAAAGTTCGACTTGCTCCACATCGAAGTACTCAAACAGCAGATCAATGCTACTGATTTTATTGATGCTCTTTGGAAAACAATGTTATTCCTTTCAACCAGTGCTGCGGCGATCGCAGATGGTGATTGGAGAGCTATATTGAATTTCAACGATTCAGTTACAGAATTTGAGACGGAATATTTCTTCCACAAAACACAGTATTCATACGTCATTGCTGGAAATTACTCGCTGATGTCTAATCCTGATGTTCATCTATGGGAGAAACGTTTATTGGATGCAATAATTATGGGAAAGAAAGCTCGCAAGAATTTAACTGGTCCGTCAGACACACGTTTGGCTAACTATTTGAAAGAACTTGAAGCTATGCACGCGAATTACACACAATTACGTGTTAGTGGTGACCTTCGGGAAGCCCCTTATTCCTATATGATTTACGGTTCATCCTGTGTTGGAAAATCTACCCTCGGTAATTTTCTAATGCGCTACTGCTTGGAAGTTAATGGCAATGCCCATTCTTCTGAGTTCCTGTCGACCATCAACGGTTCAGACAAACATTACTCTAACTTTCGTTCTTATATCACTGGAGTTTTCTTCGATGATTTTGGGAACATGAAAGCAGACTTTTGTGAAAAATCCCCCTGTAATACTCTTCTAGAATTTGTAAATAATGTGCCATTGTACTTGATTATGGCCGAAGTTGAACTTAAAGGAAAAGT